TAACCCATCTAATCCATATGCTAAATCAAAACTAATAGAAGAAAAGATTTTAAAAGTTTTTTGTAAGAAAGTTGTTATATTAAGATATTTTAATATTGTGGGAAAGTCTGAAAAGGTAAAAGATACCCAGGGTGGAAACATATTCTCAATAATAAATAAAAATCCAAATATAAAAATAAATAATGCATCCTCAACAAGAGACTATGTTAATGTTTTAGATATAGCCAAAGCCAATGTGCTATCTATTGAATATCTCAAGAATAATGATTTTTTACTTACAGATATTTTTACTGGAACTCAGGTAACAATGCTTGATGTAATTAACGAATACAGGGCTAATGGAGTGTCTATTGAATATTCTATTTTAGATTTGCCAGACCTAACGGTCTTGCCAAAAATAGACAATAGAGACTTGCTTGGTTGGTTTCCTTCCTATAGTTTTTCGTATGGAGTTAAGTCAGAGGTTGTTTTTTAATAATAAAAATACCCCCTCAGATTTCTCCAAGGGGGTATATCATTTTATAGACTACTTAGGAAATTTATTCATCCACATTCTGGTCTTTGGCGTTATACCCTTCCAAGAAGACCAATCATCTCCACCACTTGTCATATAGTATGCAATTTCTGCATTCTTGACGGGATTGAAGAGTTCAGCGTTAGAGTCAAGATCAAACTTGGTTCTACGATCAGGACCAAGGGTATCAATCATATTAATTTGGAACATTCCATAAGATGAGTCACCAGTCTTATGATTGCCATTAAAAGCCAGTGGTCGCCCATTAGACTCTTTCTTAGCCACTGCCCAAGCAACTACAAGGTCTTTGCCCTTGAAGCCTACTAGCGAAAGCAGTTCCTTAAGTTCTAAATCAGTCAGAGAAACCTTGTTCTCAAAACTCTCTAGTTTTTTTGCCTTAGAAACCAAAAAAACCTCTTTCGAGGTGGTTTCCGATGTCTGAGCCTGTTCCAGGCTAAGATTGTTCTTAGTATCAAGACTTACAGAAGCATTAGCAGCATTTGAAAAAACACTAACTAGTGCCACGATACTGAGTGTGCTAATGATCTCTTTGTTTCTTTCGATAAATTTAATCATAGTTTCCTCCTTAGAAAACAATAACACCCTGGTAGGTGTTACTACCTAGTATAACATAAAATTATGTCAAAAGTCAACTTCATAGGGTGGTATAATAAAGATTATGCCAGAATATGCACTTAATTATCCTACCTCACTTTCATACCCAGTTGCCTCAGATCCCGTTAATGTACACGGAGACTTTAAAGTATTAGTTGATGCTTTGAACGATATTTTGCCACCATTAGGATATGGTGCAGCATATATTGATGTTAGAAATACTACAAACTCTACTATTTCACAAGGCACTCCAGTTTTTATTAGTGGAAGCGTATCTGGAAAATCTTTAATTCAAAAATATGATCCATCAAGTGTATCTCACAATCCAGATGTTCCAATTCTTGGTTTAGTAAAAAATGACATTCCAAATAATTCTAATGGTCTTGTTATTGTGTCTGGTGTAATTCAGATGAACACAACAAATTTAGGTCCTGCTGGAACAAAGATTTATGTAGATAGCAATGGAACTCTTGTTGCAGGTCGTCCAGCGACTGGACCAGCAAGATATATAGCAGTCGTTGCAATTCAAGCAACTCTTGCACTTGGCGGAATGTTAATTGTTCAAACAAAAGGTAATGGTACCTGGGGAGCCCTTAAAGACGGGTTGTCGTGATATAATAACATTATGGCTACTTTCAGAAATCAACCCACAGACTCTTATGCACTAGGTGCTGCTCCACCAGAAATTCGTTGGACAGTTGTTCGTGGTGATTCAGCAGCCTTTCGTGTTTATGTAACTAATGATGCAAGAGAGCCACTTCTTCTTGAAGATTGGCAAGTTAAAATGGACATTCGTCGTAATGCAAGCCTTGTTCTTTCTTTGTCCCCTCAACCAATTGAGTTTCAAGATACAGAGGGAAGTTTTACTGTAAACCTTACATCCTCACAATCTGAAATTCTTCAGACAGGAGACATCTTCGATATTCAACTCACAGAACTTCTATCAGAAGGCAGAGTTTGGACGGTAGCCAAAGGGTCAATGGTTATTATTGAAGACGTAACACAGTAATGCCAACACACCAATTAGCACACGCACAGGTCCAAGAACTTGATTTAAGAAGAGTTCGTATAGATCACATACAACCAAAAGCAAGAGTTCAAGAGGTTTTGCCATTTAGAGTTCAGTTTATTAACGTAAGTGTATTTGGATATTCAAAAACAAATCCAGCGCCAATCCCACTTCAGGTTATTGGCTACAGCAACTATATTCTTTAATAGTATTATTAAAAGGGGTGTTATAATTACCACATGGCTAAAATATCAATTTCAGATGTAAAGGGTTTATTCCAAACAGGTGATAGACCAACTCAAGAAAATTATGTAGACCTAATTGATACAGCAACTGCTCAAGCAACAGATTTGGGTTCAGCAGGTAACAATGAAGGTACTGTCTATTCTGTAGAAAATGTAACTGTGATTGATAACTTTGATGCCACTGTCTGGCGCATGGTCAAGTACATTATTTCAATAGCAAAGACCACTGCAGGGGACAACAAGTTCTATGCAACTGAATTAACAATTCTTGTTGACGGTACAAATGTAAACGTCAGCGAGTACGGCACAATCGACAATGATGGGAATATTGGCACCATTAATGTCTCTCGCACTGGAAATACCGTGGCTATATCAGTCACTCCAGACCCTGCGATCAAGCCAGTCACAGTTCGTTACGCACGAATTGGACTTAAGGCATAACTAAGGAGATATAAAAATGGCAACAGTAAATAAAGATTTTAAAATTAAGAGTGGTTTAGTCGTTGAAGGTTCATCAGCAACCGTAGGTGGCTTTAATGTTCTTACAAAGAAGCAAGACGATCAAGACTACATTGTTGGTCTGATTGGTGGTACATCAACATCTGCTAACACTGCAAACACAGTTGTAAAGCGTAATGCTGATGGTGATTTTGCTGCAGGAACAATCACAGCAAACATTACTGGTACAGTATCAAGTCTTTCAAACCATGACACTGCAGACCTTGCAGAAAATGCAACAAACAAGTACTTTACAGATGCTCGTGCAATCTCTGCAACAGCAGCATCATACGATGTTCTTGGCGCTGCAGCAGCAGCAAAGACTGCAGCAGAGGCTACAGCATCAGCAGATGCTACAAGCAAGGCTAACGCTGCACAATCTGCAGCAGAAGCAACTGCTTCAGCAGATGCTACTTCTAAGGCTAACACTGCAAAGTCAGAGGCTATTTCAGCAGCAGCAACAGATGCAACAACAAAGGCTAATAATGCAGTAACTTCAGCAAACAGTTACACAGATACAGCAATCTCAACAGAGGTTTCAAACCGTAACTCTGCTATTACATCTGCAATCTCAACAGAGGTTACAAATCGTAACACAGCAATTACTAACGCTGTAGCAGCAGTTGTTGACGCAGCACCTGCAGCACTTGACACTCTCAATGAATTGGCTGCAGCACTTGCTGATTCACCAGATACAGTATCAAATCTTACAACTCTTGTTGGAACAAAGGCTCCATTGGCATCACCAGCATTGACTGGCGTACCTACAGCCCCAACAGCAGCAGCAGATACAAGCACAACTCAGATTGCTACAACAGCATTTGCTAAGGCAGAGGCTGACGCAGCACAAGCAGCAGCAGAGGCTACAGCATCAGCAGATGCTACAAGCAAGGCTAACGCTGCACAATCTGCAGCAGAGGCTACAGCAGCAGCAGACGCAACTACAAAGGCTAATAATGCTAAGTCAGGTGCAGAAGCAACTGCTTCAGCAGACGCTACTACTAAGGCTAACGCAGCCCAGGCAGCAGCAATTGCACACGCAGATGCACTTACAACATCTGATGTAGCAGAAGGATCAGCACAGTACTTCACAGATGCTCGTGCTAAGTCTTCAGCAGCAGCCCTTTTGACTGGTGCAACACTTTCAAACATTACAATTACAGGTACAGGTGCAGGACTTACTATTACCGCAGAAAACGGTATAGCAGATTCTACAACTTCTAACCTTACAGAAGGTTCAAACCTTTACTTCACAAATGCTCGTGCAGTAGATGCTATTGAAGCAGTTGTTCCAAACTTCACAGCAGTTGAGTTAAACTCAGTTGCCAAGCAGGTTGCAGCAACTCTCTCAGCACCAACAGCAGGAGTTCAGACAGCACATGCTTTCGCAAAGGCTGACTACCGTTCAGCAGAATACCTTGTAAAGGTAGCCAATGGAAATCACACAGAAATCTCAAAGGTACTACTAACACTTGATTCTACTGATGGTATTGCCATCACTGAGTACGGAATTGTTGGAACCAATGGTTCACTTGCAACAGTTTCAGCAGCAATCTCAGGAGCAAATGTACAACTTCTAGTAACAACTGCCAACAACACTTCAACAGTGACTGTTGTCGGAACACTACTTGCGTAATAAAAAATAAAAATAGTTGGAAGAGGGAGCAGTAAA